CCAGAAGATGATTGGTTTTAAAAACTATCTAGATTTGCTGGACGTGATCGCTCAACAAGAAAAAATAATTGTAAAACAGAATGAGTTGATTGCTAGATTGGTCAATGAAACGGCTGAAAAGGAGAATATGATTAATGAGTTAATGAAGGATGTCGCTTACTGAGCTATCGGAATAGCGATAGTTGATTAACGCTGATAAGGGATTACAATGGGCTGAGAGAAAAGTTAGGGGAACTGGAACGCAAAGTATCAACTCTACAAAGCGCCCGGCAAGCCCGGCGGGATTATACAGGCTGGATATTCGCTCTTGTGGCGGCGATTATCGCGGCTTTCTCTTATTTAGGGAAGTGATATTATGAAGAAGCCGCAGCACTGGTTTAGCGATGGAGTCAATATGCAAGAGTATTTAGCATTTGTATTAGTGCTCATTTATTCTGTTGTTGCATTGACCCTGGCTGTTAAAGTTTATTTAAAGGATTTAAGTGCAGCGGATAACGAGTTTTTCTGGACGTTGTCCTGGCCGGTGATGGTTATATTGGGGTTTTATTTTGGGGCTAAGGTAGCCGTGGAATTTGGGAAATCAAGATTTAAAACAAAGGCTAAAGAAGACAATGAACACGGAGGTGATCATCATGACAGTAATCCCTCGATTTAGAATAGAGTGGGCAGGGACCCCTAACCAGACGAAAGGTCGAGGCGGTCATAAGCCGATTGCTATCGTGAACCATCTCTATGCCACCCTTTCAGGGGCGCGACGACGCGAAATGTATAAAAGATATTTTTAGTCAACACTGTCCATTACGGGCGGTTTTTTTTGATAAAAACAAGGGCGGGTGATGTTATGTCACTCCTTGAAACACGCCGCAGGATGCTAACCTTCTCTATCCAACAGAACCCTACTACAATAACAATCAACCGCACCAAGAAGGTTCGCCAGGGTGGGGGATTTGCCGAAGTGAAGACTCCCCTTGACCCCATTACCGTGCGGATATTCCAGCAGAAGGATAACATAGTAAGGGTAATCAGCGACGTGTCAGGACTCAAAGAGAAGGTTACCGACTTTGGGATGCTGGCCGACCACAACGCCGATATCCGGGACGGACCCAATGTCCGGGATGAATTCGATGTCCCCGGCCTGGGCCACTTCGTTGTGGCGAATGTTACGAAGATGCTGCAGAGTGGGGAAGTTGTGGGTTATCAAGTAGATTTGGAGAGGGAGAGTTAAGTGAAAATACCGGAAACCGTTGTAGTTGGCCCGTTTATCTACAAGGTGAGCCTGGTCGATATTGTTAACCGCGAAAAGCCTGACTTAATAGGCGAGGCGGTCCACTGCAGCGATAAGGAAATTAGATTACAAAAAGACCTTGACCAGGACAAGCTGGAGTCCGTTTTCATCCATGAGTTATTACATTGTATGGATGTTTTTATGCGCCTTGGACTCAGCGAGGAACAAGTTGAAAGGCTTGAAGGCGCGGTCTACATGGTGCTGAAGCAAAACAACCTGCTCCGGGAAGGGTGATGCCTCGTGTCTCCGACTACCAAAGTGAAGGATCATATCGAGAGGAAAAAGGCGGGTCTGCCTGCACTGCTGCTTGACTGGGCTGGTCATCTGGAGAGGGAGGCGAAGCTAGGGGCAAGCTGGCGGGATAGGACGGCCCACGCTCGGCAATCTCTCCACTCTGGGGTTGATCGTAGTGGTGACAGTATTCTTCTGCTGTACTTGTCCCACGGGGTCGAGTACGGGATATTCTTGGAGGAAGGGACCCCACCCCATATCATCAAGCCGAAAAATAAGAAGGCTCTTTACTGGCCTGGGGCTCGTCACCCGGTGAAGCAGGTCAGGCATCCAGGCTCCCGGCCCTACGCTATCGTAGGCCCCACCCTGGAAAAGAACTTGCCGAAAATTAAAAAATCTGTATTGGATTGGTGGACTAAATGAGAGAAGCGATAAGGGAGGCTCTCACAGCGATTGCGGAAGTTGGGGAGCGTGTTTTTGAACCCCATGTTGCGGGAGCTGACACCGAGAAGCCCTATATTGTCATCAGCATGGGGAAAGACGTTGATGAGAGTGACTGGGCTGGGTTCCGGCGGGATATTGAAATTTGGCCCAACGTGGCCCGGACGAGCTTTGTTAGCGTGGATTCCCTGGCCCAAAGTATCATCGAAACCCTTTCGGAACCCCTCACCACCGAATCTGGGGGAACCTTCTCCTGTATCTATGAGGGGGTCGTCGGAGATGACGTAGTGGATGTGGAGTGGGACATCATCACCAGAGGTTTGCGTTTTACTGTCCTGGCATTACAACCCATCCCCGTTGCAGAAAAGGCTCCTGAAGATCCCTGGCTTACTGCCTTGGCAAGCTGGACGGAGGGTCTTCTGGATAACTGGACGGTCTACACAAATAAATGGCCCTTGGGATACCAGAAGCCTTGCATCCTATGGCGGGAGGCTGGGGAGGAAATCCAAGACCTTAATCGGGCTGTCTATAAGGAAACCAAGACCTTAATCTGCCATGTTCTGGGCGATACTCCAAACGGGCAGCTGAAAGGTGCTCAATCCATCGTTGCTGGCTTGTGGGATGCGTTTAAAATTGAGTTTAGCGAGAACGAGAACGAGGGACCGGGAGAAGAGGAAGAACCTCCCATCGAACCACCTAACGGGGATGAAGGGGAACCTGTGGAGGAAGGAGATGAAACCCCCGATGAGAAGGAAAAGCGGCCCCGCTACCTGACGGTGGAAAGAGTAAAAGCAAACTTCCAGGCAGATGCACTTACGGCAGGGCAGGTTACCGCGGTATTGAGCAGGGTTGTTATGAGGAAGTTCACTTCTGCTCCATTAATGCAGGAGGTCGCTTTTAAACTTAAGAAAAAGAAAGGGTAGGTGATAAGTTTGGCAGAGGAAACCAAATACCCACTCAACGAACTTCTAGCCCAGTCCCAAGAAATATTCGGGGTGAAGCGGGAGGTCGTTGTAGGGGCGCTCCACGGGATAGAAGTGACCAACAACGAGTTCGCCGTGGACGAAGTGAAGGCGTACATTAAAGAGTTCTTGAGAAGGAAGGTGAGATAATTGGCAGGCGGAACTTGGGATATCTTAGACTTACCGAAAATACCCGGTTTGTACATGAACTTCCGGGCGGCAGCCTTGGCCGCCATCCAGCCCGGAGCTCGCGGTGTCGTTATGGTGCCGGTGAAGGCTCACTGGGGACCAATAGAAACTTTTACGACCATTACTCGTGAATCTCAGGCTGCTGATTTATTTACCACAAACGATACTGAAGACGCCACGGCTTACAAAACCTTGCGATTTGCCTTAATGGGTGGGGCCAAAGAAGTTATTGCTTATCGGCTGGATAATGGAAATGCTGCAGCGGCTTCGTTAATATTGAACGATACCGCAACGCCACCCGCGCCAGCGATACAAATCGAGGGGTATTACAAAGGTGAGCGCGGAAATGACTTTAAAATTACAGTCGCCGCAAACCCGGTTGATGGAACCAAGAAAGATATCAAACTCTATGAAGGAACCACGCTCAAAAAAGTGTTTACCTTCCCGAGTGGTACAATTGCTGCAGCTGTTGCTGCTATCAACAACGATGGTCAAAGACTGATTAAAGCAAGCTTGTTATCAGAAGGGAATGGTATTCTGGCTGATGTGACTTCCCAGCCTTTGGAAGGCGGTGATTCTGGGATTGAAGAAATCACTAACCAGAATTATCTTGACGCTTTTGAAGCGATGGAGGCGCAGAAGTTCAACGTGGTAACGCTTGATGGGGCAACTGATGCTGGTTTACAAGCGTCTTTCAAAGCCTGGGTCCAGCGCCTGCGTTCGGAAGGGACTCACATTATCGGGGTTATTGGGGGCAGTGCTACCGCCGATAAGGCTGCGGATGCGGTTGACCAAGCAGTGGCTAGGAGTTCGGCGTCTAACTATGAGGGTATCGTAAACGTCGGCTGTGGGGGCTACCTTGGCGGCGTGGAATATAGCTCTGCTGAAGTGGCGGCCTGGGTTGCCGGCCTGATTGCGGGGCAAAAGCTCAAAGAGTCCACCACCTATGCATCTGCCCCGTTCAGTGATGTGAATCGCAGGTGGACCAAGACGGAAATGAAGACAGCGGTGGAAAATGGGGTGTTTCTGCTAATCCATGACGGCTTGATTGTGAAGGTTCTGAAGGGGATCAACTCTTTGGTGACTTTACGTCAAGATCAGAACAACGCCTTCAAGAAAATCCGGGGCATCCGGGTCATGGATGCGATTGCTGAGGATCTCCAGAGGACGGCGGAGGCCAATTACATCGGTAAGGTTAACAACACCGAAGAGGGCCGCCTGGCGCTGATTGGGGCCTGTATGCAATATATGGCTACGCTGGCCAAAGGTGAAGTTATCGAGAATACTGGCTACTTCGTACAGCTTGACCCGGATTACTATGGGGAAGGTGCGACCATGACGCCGGAGGCAGATCAAGTGTTCCTAAATTACGGAGCGCGGCTGACCGACGTGATGGAAAATATCTTCGGAAACTTCTACGTGCTATAGGGGGGTGGATTAATTGGCTGATTTCCTGGACACTTCAAGGATTGTTAACGGCCATTACGGGTATCTATACCTGGAAGGGGAATGGCAGACTAACGTGACTGCAGTTACTGCGGATGTGGAACCTGACTATAAAGAGGTATTGGTCTGCGGAACCCGCTGGACCCAGCACAAACTTGGCAGCCTGAAAGGAACCGGAACAATTACCGGCTTCAAGGTAACCTCTGACCTCATCCAGCTCAACTTGCCTATCACTGACGACCGGCGCGGGGCTGTGGTCACGGAGCTCATTACTAAGCTGGATGATCCGGAAGCCTTCGGTTATGAGCGCATTCGGCTGAAGAATGTCAAGTTTACAAAGATTGCCCTGGCTAACTGGAGAGCTGGGGATCTAATCGAGGATGAGTGGCCCTTCGTGTTTGAGGGTGTTGAGCTACTGGACCCGATTGAGGGCGACTAAGATTCATTGAGAAAGGAGGGAAACAATGGCTACGGAGTTTGAAGGAATGACGGATGAGCAGATTATAGAACAATTGCTCGGAAAATCTGAACCCCCAAAAGGGTATTACAGAATCAAGCGTCCCGGTTATGGCTACAATCTGGAGATTGATATGCAAGGTCTTACCGGGGCAAAGGTCGGTAAGTTGCGGGAACAGTGTACTATCAAGGAGAAGAAGCGGGGTCGGGTGGCGACCGAATTCGATGAGGAAAAGTTTAACTGCCTGCTTATTTCTGAAGCCACAATCGGCCTCCGGATGGTAATTGGGGATGAAGAAAACCCGAGGGTAATTGAGCTCAAAGGCTGGGGGGATGAGAAGCTTATGGTCAAAGGCAAGCTCTCCGGCCCTGATCAGGTCGTCAAACGCTTGCTTTGGGCTGGGGAGCTTGATGCCCTTGGAAACAAAGTCCTGGATCTGTCTGGTTATAACATCGAGTTGGAAGACGTAAAAAACTAATCAAGGCCGGGGGACTCGCAGGGGCATTATATGATTTTTGGGTGAAGCATAACCTGCGCCCCGGCGAGTTTTACAGGCTTCCTAGAGGGGAACAGCTGTTCCTGCTGGCAAGCCGGGAGATTGAGATCGAAAGCGCGAGACGTGGGAAGAGAGGGGGTAGTGTAAGTCATGCCAAATTATGAAATGTATCGCATGGACATTGTGGTGGATGTGACTGACGAGCAGGCTGAGGTTAAGCTAAAAAACCTGGACCGGACTATACAAAGCACCCAGAAACATGCGGGTAACCTTGGTAAGACGGACGCGACCCCCCATGTAGACAAAAGAGCCAGGACCGAACTCTCCAATACAGAGAAGGTTTTGGGGAGTGCAAAGAAACGGGCAGATGTATTACACCGAACAAGGGTCAACCCCACAGTTTCCATCCAGGACCGGATTTCCTCTTCCCTGCAGCGGGTAGAGTCTAACATCAACCGGCTGACCCGGAGTAGCCACAAGGTTATCCTGGGAGGCGTAGATCGGGTAATGCCTAAGATAAGGGAAATCAGTAGCGGCCTGCGCGGGCTGGCCAGCAAAACGTGGACGGTAACAATCCAGGCCAAAGACAATGTCACAAATGTGGTAAGCAGCCTGGTGAATAAGCTAACCAGCCCCCTTACCCTACTGGGTGCCGGTACTGGATTGGGTGCCAGCATTTTCTTCCCCCTGAAGCTGGCCGGTGAATTTGAGCAGGCACGGATGTCCCTTGATTTCTATATGGGCAGTGTAGAGGAAGGTGAGCGGGCATTCCAGGACCTAATTCGCTT